GATCGGCCAGTACTTGAGTATGTCGGCCTTGGTAATGAGTTTCACGCTGTTCATGGAGCCGGTGTTGTAGGTGGCGCGGGCGGTGCTGCGTATCCGAGTTCTTTTATCTCTCCGAATTGCACCGGGGTTTCAAAGTTTAGACCTACCATGTTAAACCAGTCGGACAACGTCTTGCGCCGTCTGCGGGTTATGGTATTGAAGTAGGTGTAGGCCTCGGTAATTTCTTGCGAGGTAAAGAATCCTGAATCTGGAAATATACCGAGCAACTGAGGAGGAATGGCCATTGACTGAACGATCCGGTTAACGGACGTTCTGTTTGTAGCTTCAAATAACCTATCCTGATTGTTGGCCGGAAATTGCTCAAGCACGTTTCCGTCGTACCCTTCTGGCACTTCCCAGACGACAACGCTGTTTGCGTTTTCTGCTCCGGTCATTCCCTGGACTTGCTGAGTAATCCGTGACCTTTCCTCGTCTCCGGAAATCTTTCCCAGATGCTTTAACAAGGTAGCGGACAGGAATCCGTTTTGAATTCCGGCAAGTTCAAAGATTTGTATTTCAGAGTTAGTCTGCGCTGAATCTAGTACTGAGTCAATGAATGCCAGCGGATACGTGGTCTTTATCGGGGTATCATATGAAACAAATCCTGGAAACTCCCCGGCTGATTCGTAGTTCCAGTCTTCAATTACCTTAACGGCTTCTTCCTTACTGCCCGGCCACAGCGGGTATGTTTTTGCCCTTCTGCTTACGTTCTGATCCAGCCAGTCCGGGCTGACCTTGCAGAATGCAATTTTGTTTTCCTTATTCGGTGGCATGAGGCGAACGAACCAGAAAGGTATGATCGCCACGTTGGTAATCTCTCCGAGCAAATTCACATCGAAGATAGCGGTCGGAGTTTTGTAGAGCGTGAAGTTCGGGGTCTGTTCCAGGAGCAGGCGCGAGGCAGGCTTTTCGCCTAACGCGTATTCAGGGTTGAGCGTGAACCCCTCACCGTGGAGAAACTCGTCAGTGACTTCTAAAGCGGACTTAGTTATCGGGGACCTGAGCGATATTTCCAGAACCCTTTCAGGGTAGAGGTTATCAACCCCGTAAAGAATAATTCCCTGCTGGACTGAACGCTTGGACGGTAACCTTTGTACAAGGGGCCTCACAATTAATTAGCATTTGTAAGAACCTTTTCCCGATTGTTCTGCTCCGCGTGCACGTCAGTTTCTGAAATCCAATTATCCAGATCAACGCTGTCCGGTACGGCATTAATAAAGGCCTCCAGGGTTTCCTCCGTTACCTTTCCGCTGACCGTACGGCCAAGGGAATGAATGAAGGTATTGCCACGCCAGAATCGTCCTATGTAGGCCTCGTATCCCCTGACCTCCGGCTCTTCATCGGCGGGCACGTATCCCCTGACCTCCAGGGCCTCGCCAGCGGTTTCTTCAACTGCGATAGGGCTATCCAGGTACTCACCTGTGGTCTCTTCTTCCTGGACTTTCTTCTTACTTTGTTGCTTTGACATTGTTCTCGAGTTTTTGGGTTTCCTCAATTACCTTCTTGATCTGCGGATGGGCTGCCATCAGTTTCTCAAGTTCTGCTTTGGGGGTGTCGTTTGTGATCACCACTCCAAGTTCTCTGAAATCAATATTCATAGTCTGTAAATTAAGGTGCCGGTGTGAGTAAAGCATTAACCAAGGCAAGCGTAGCCGCGTAGCTCGTTTTGAAGAACGTCTGTGGCATCTTCGGCTCCTTGCCTTCTGCCTCAGGGGTGTTCAGCGTGATCGTGAACGCGCCTCCGCTTTCCTGATCTGCCGGAATACGCATGAGGCTGGACGCCTCAAGTCCGACGTTCAGGCCGTAGCATTCGAAGAAGTTGTTCTCGTTTCCTACGGCGTTTTTGTTTTCAATGATACCGAATACTTTTTCAAGTCCCAGTTTTTCCAGGTTGTCCTTAATGGCCTGACTGATCTGGAAGGCAAGGAAATTCACGGTATGGTTATAACCCACCGAGGTAGTGCCGGGTACCAGCTCATACTGAGGATTCAGCGATTGGCGCACTCCCTGGAAAGCAAACATGGCCTTACCTTGTTTCATCGTAATATTTTCGATGATGGTCGTGGGCGGAGTCGAGGAGTAGGTGATCGAAGAAATGTCGTCCAGGTTACCAAGCAACAGCCTCTGATTCACACCGGGAACTACCGGGGCAGTGCAGCTATAAGTTGAACCTAAAGTAATCCCGCCGCAAGCCGTAGCCTCGACAATGATTCCAAGTTTCTTGCAGTCAGAAATGACAGCGGCAATTAAAATCTGTAATTGATTTTCTTTCATGGGAATTTTAATTAAGCGGGTACAACAGCGGCCATGTAACGAACAACGGTTCCGACACCAGAAGCGATCAGCTTGATAGCAGCCTCTCCGTTTGCGCCCAGAGATACTGTTCCTCCGGCAGCAGCTGCACCACCGATGGTCACTACCCGTGCGCTGCCATCCGCCTTGACCAGGACAGTAAGTTCATCGCCCTCTTCGGCATATAGATCAATGATATTCAAAGCGAGAGCGCCGGTCAAAAGTCCGACGCGGAGGATGGCTCCGTGAAATCCGGGAGTCCAATTCACGGTAGTGGAATACGCTACGATCTTTACTCTGGACTTGTTGTTTCTTTGTTGTCTCATGGCGATTAGAATTAAATTGTTTTAAACTTTAGTGGTCGGCAGGATATTCAAACCCTGCCGACCGGGTAATAACCTTATGCAGGTTTGTAAATAACGATCTGCTCAGGGATGCCGTAGTTAACGTCATACTTGAACAAAACTTTTACAATGAAGAGTTCAGACTCAGGACGATACCTTTGAATCTTTACGTTCTCCTCGTCGCCGTCAACGTCAACGCCAGCCCAAAGGTTGGAATTTCTTCCGGTAGTGGCTTTTGCAACCATGATACGATCTTTAGGCAGACCTTCGTAATAACGAATTTCACGGCCAGCAAACCTTTCCTGCATTGCGTCGCCAATGTTCGGACCTTTGAAGTCCAGGGCACGAGCGGCTTGCAGGTAAAGACGATAGTCGCTGGTGTTCATGTGGAACACAACTTCAGGGTCTCCCCAGATAGCGGCAGGAATTGCAGCCTCGGTTGCTTCAAGAATGCTGATCACGTTAGCCGAGGTGATGGCACCGGCAGGCGTAGGCTTAACGGTATTGGCATCTGCCGAGGCACGGGTAACAAGTCCGTCAAAGAAAACAAGCGGAGTTCCTGTGGCGGCTTTATCACCAGCCCAGATCAGTTTTCCAAGTTGCTTACCGACTGATAACATGGCCTGTTCCATAATGGCGGCCTGAATCTGTGGATTGTCAACGCGGTCAACAAGAGGTCCTTTAGGTTGGAAAGGTCTCCAGGCTTTCTCAAAGTTCCGTGGGTTAATGGTATCATAGAACATCATTGAGGCCGGGGTAATGCTGCGTTCAGACCAAGAGTAGGCATCCGCGGTAGTTACCGGAGTAGGAATCGCGGCTGCAATAACATCATCTGCTGTGGTAAGGCGTGGGATGAACAGGGCTTTCTTTACGTCGGCCTCGACATACACAGAACCTTTTTGCACGGCTTCGTTTCCGTTTTTCAACGCTGTCATAATTACGTCTGCGGTATCGCCAACGTAGTTAGAGGTCACCACGACCGAAGGCGCGGCGAGGATCAACCCGGCTTCAACCGGGGCAAAGAACGAGGCTACCAGCATCAAGCCGGCAACGATCGTAATACTCAACTTTACTGTTTTCATTTCTGAAATTCTTTTTAGTGAATGGATTTAACTCTGGCTGATACGTCAGCACGTTTTGCCGCTACTCTTTCGGCGATCTCTTTCATCTCCTGCTCGTGTTTGCTGAACCTGGGTTCTTCTACACCTCCCTGGAAACGACCTCCGTTGATTGCGGCATTGAGAGGCTTGGACCCGAAGGAACGAACCCCTTTCTGAATGGCCTGAATTTGCGCAGACAATTTTTCGTTGTTTGCATTCAGACCCTGCGACAGATTGGTAACCGCTTCTGCCAGCTTTCCAATTGACTCGTCAATGGTAGTGACCTGGGTTTTCAAATCTGCAATTTCTTTTTGTGCTTCTTCAAGTTCCGCGTTGGGAGCGGGCTCAGTCGGCTTTGCTGGCTCAGTAGGCTTTGCCGTATCCGGGGCCGGAGTCGTAACTGCCTCGCTCATCTGCTTAATGGCTTCTTCACAGGCGGCCAGTACGTCAGCGGCTTCCTGTTCCGTCAAAGGTGCAGGATACATCTTGCTGATTTCTTCCTTCACGGTATCAATGACCTCTTGCTTTTCAAGGTCTGAAAGGTCAAGATACTTTTTACCTTTCAACGCATTTTCAAGGGCTGCCTTAACAGCCTCCTTCGACGCGGGAGCTTGCTGATTGAACAGCTTCTTCAAAAACGCTAAGTGCTTCATATTTGGGTTGGTTAAATTTATGAACTTTTTCATGTCCGCAACTGCGGCGGCCTGTAATGGAACAGACGTTACCTTGTCAATGAATCCGTATGCAAGCATTTCATCCGGGCTCAGCCAGGTTTCATTGCTCATCATCTTGTCCAGGGCTTCAACGGTCAGCTTTGCAACTCCTCGTTCCTCATTCCGTTTCATATACATTGAAATGAGAATGGCGTCAATCTTGTTAAGTACGTCCATTTCCTTCTGCAAGTCATCGGCGGTTTTAGGACCGGAGAACGGATCAGAAAGGGAACGTGCTTTGTGAATCATATTCAGGCTTACGGCTGAACCTTCAACGTAGTCTCCTGCAAGGATGAGCAACGAGGCAATGGAGGCACAGAGCCCTTCAATGTAAAATTCCTTCCGTGCCTTAAGGTTAGAAATCAGGTTGAAAATCGCAAACCCCTCGAGTACTGATCCGCCTGGAC